TCCTTAAAGTGTCCCCCCACACATCAAACTGCCTGAATTTACGAGGTTGTTTATCTACCGGGTATTCCGCCTCTTTGACTTCAAGTAAGTCGTCTATTGAGCTAAGGTCAAGCTCTCTTGATGACGCAGTGGTTGTCAGCGTTTCCTTCACCTCATAAGGTGAATACTTGGACATCTCGATAAGGCAGTCAGCGATATAAACATCGAGCTCATCGTCAGTCCATTTATAATCCTCACTGGACGATACTAATTCATCGTTCAGTTTTTGCCTTGCGGTAGTACGAATCCCGCTTAATAATCTCATTTATTTCTCCTTGACATTGCTTTTACAATAATCAATAAGCTGTTCCTCAGTCATAGAGTCAGCCATCTCAGCTGCCTGTTCGGAATATGAACGAGGCGTTTCCCCTCGCTTGATTGATAGTGCGATACAAGCCAGTGTCTTTTGACCCTCCGAATAGGGCATTATCCCCTCCTTACCACGTTATTAACCCATCTCCCGAACGAGTTAAAGTGTGTGGTATTTTTACTTCCTTATGTTCAATGTCTAGCTTAAAGAAAGGATTTTCAGGTGTGCTAAACAGACATACACCATGAACCCCTACTCTTTGTGCCTCAGCCAGAACTTGCTCTGGATTATCCACGTGCTCTAAAACCTCGCTCAACCAGACAAAACCAAACTCTTTGTCCTTGAAATTCAAATGGTGAGCATCCATTATTGTTACTCCCTCCCCCTCTTTGATATCTATTCCCACATACTCACCTAATTGTTCAAGCGGTTTACGGTATGGCTGAATAATGCCGCAACCAATATCTAATACTTTTTTGGGCTCACAGACTTGAGGCAATAAAAGTAACCGCCACGGTTGCACTCCTTCCATGTTTCTAGGTTGTTTTAATCTCTCCTCAATATCTCGTAAGGTTGGCAGCCAGTATTCCTCAAAAACTTTAGGCTCATCGTATTCTAAGGCTTTCCTTCTAGCTTGATGTTTCCTCTCCCCCATCTTGTTATTCTTCCAATCCCTATAAGCCTGCTCAAGATATTCGAGAACCTCTTTAGGGTTACAGTTAAATTCAAACGAGTCCTGTAAATCCCATTGGGCAAATTGGTCCTTTAATAACCACCCCCCAGCTTGTATCTCTGGTTGTGCAGTGTTATTACTCACGATTGTCGGGCAACCGCAAGCCTGAGCCTCTAACGCTGGAATACCAAACCCTTCACCCTTAGATGGTAGTAAGAAAACGTCCATAGCGTTATAGGCTCTAGCCATGACTTCCGGGGGTATCCCTAATCTCATCTCCTGTTGTTTAGGGAAGACCGTCTTATCTTTCAAACCGAATCCTATCCTTGCTTTTTCAAGGTTAAACCCTAAACTGTCATAAGGCGGAGTGTGCATATACCACACGATATTAGAATGTCTCTTGGCTAACTGGCTTACTGCCCACAAAGAAGCGTTCCAGTTCTTGCGCTTGCAATTTGTAGCCACCGTGCCAATGACAAACTTATCTTCCCACTTGAGAGACTCCCTTGCTGTTTTGCGTAATTCGGCGTTCGGGCTGTAGATACGGCAGTCTACCGAGTGAGGGATATAATAACTATCGAATCCTTGCTTTTTAAGTTCCGCTTGCCCGAACTTTGACATAGCTATCGGCTTGATAATACCTGGACTTTCTTTTAATACTTCTAAGACTCTTGGCGGTATTGGGTCGTGGTCAATCGGTATCCAAGGAGCCCAGTTTAATGACATTGGTGTTCCTTTTAATACCCATATATCAACAAGTGAAATAAGTAAATCAGCGTTCCAGTCTTTATAGTCATTCTCAATATGCATAACGCCATAGCCGTCATGCGGAACATTCGGGTATAAGGGAATATCACCCCAATTAGTTCTTGCGCCACTGAATCCGAAGAAGCAAAAGATAGCTACTTCATACCCTGCTTGCTTTAATTGTTTAGTTACCGATGCAGTTTGTAGCCCATAACCTGAATTACATAATGGACTAGCACTTTGCCATAAAATTCTCATAGTTTCCTTTCTAAAAAGGGGAGAGACCGAAGCCCCTCCCCTTAAAGTCCGATTAACGAATCGGTTTATTGAGCGTCACACAGACGAGCCGCTAACACGTTGTCCAGTGTCTTTACACCACACAGCATATCGATAGACACTACATTCGTCTTGGTTGCCATTGTGTAGTCATAGACTGCACGGCAAGAAAGACCCTTGTAGTTCTCGACAGCCGCTTTAGCTCCACCAATCGGAGGGGCTAAAGGTGCAGTCACCAGAGCAAAGGCGTTCCTGTGGAAAGCCAGGTTAGCAAGGTGGGTGGACTGGAAGGTCACTACAGCGTCATCGTCCTCATCTTGATAAAGCGCAGGACTGACAACACACACCGCAGTAGACACGGTTGCGGTTACACCTGTAGTCACAACGTAGCCATGAGGGTCGCCAGCAATCTTGAGGACATCGCCAGCAGTAACGGTTGCACCACTGGCAAGGGCATCAACAGTTATACTGGTAGCTGCTTTCACGCCTGCCCCTTTCAAGGCACCTGCTAAGTCGCCGACTAATGAAGAGTCTACGGTATGCTCAGAGATGTTCTGATCCATGTAGAAGTCCATCCCCATCACGCGCCCCATAGAGCCTTCTTTCAGAGCCTTCGTGTCACCACGCTTCTCAGCATGTAGAAAAGCGTCCAGAGCAATATATCTGGCTTCAGTTGTTGGGTGAAGCACAGCATATCTTTGGCTCATCGGGACTTTCTGTAAGTTAAGTTGCTCTCGAAGTTGGGCAATGTCGCCTACAACCTGAGTCGTAGCCGTAACATCGGTATGCCCACCTATATCCACATATAAGGCTGCCAATAGCTCGTCCACTCTCTGTGCCATAGCTCTCATCGCCGGGGCAATTAACTGCTCTGAAAAACTCACAACGTCCAGGCTTAGTTCTGAGGTCGTTACTTCAAAGGACACATCCAGATGATTGTCAAGCACTACTTGCACGCTAGACTCAGTAACAGCCTGAGCAGTAGCGGTGTCAGCGAAGGTATCCACAGTAAAGGATGCTGGCTTGCGAATAGTGACTGTTGAACCAACCTTTTGGAATTCCTTTGAGTAAGCCCTATGAACCAAGCTCGCAAGGACTGTCTCATTCTCCAGAGCCATCAAAGCCTCTTTTGCGATGATGCTCGGGGTAATTAGAGTATTACTCACTTAGGGTTTCTCCTGTTAGAGATTTTGTTTAGAGACGGAGACGACCTTTATTACGCCGTCTTTTCTTGCTTTTTCCTCCAGGCGATGTACTGTTCAGGACTCATTTTGTCCCGCTCTTCCATCGTTGGAGTACCTTCACCACCAGAGGTCAGGGCAGAATCAGGCGTTAAGTCCTCATCTTCCTTTTCCCCCTCACCAGCTTTCTTCTTGCTAGGTTTCCCTATCTTCGCAGCAACTTTCTCAAGTGCCTCTTCATCGGTTATACCGAGGTCTGCTAAGTCCTCGATATTCAGATGATACTTGACGGCGACTTGGGCTACCGTTGCGTCTGCTTTGGCCTTAGCTATAGCCTCTTTGTCGGCTTTTAGCTGTGCCTCGCTCGTTGCCACCTTCCTCTCCCTCTCTTCGATAGCGGTTGCCCTCTGTTCAAGGTCCTGCTTGCGCTGGTAAAGGTTCAAAAGTTGTGGGTCATCTCTCGCCTTGTCGAGTTCTGCTTCGTCAATCTGACGCTGTAGCGCAGTCAACTTCTTATTCGTTACTTCCGCATCCTGCCTCAGCGATTCAGACGCAGCGTTAGCAGCCTCGAGCTGGTCAGCAAGTTTCTTCTGCTCCCTTCCGGCAGCAGCTTTCGCGTCACTAACCATCTTTGTGACCTGTTGCTCTGTAAAAGTCTTTTCCTTTTTGTCAGAAGTACTCGTAGGCTCGCCTTCAGAAGTCTTCTCGTCCTTTTCGGCTTTCCCAGTTTCGTCCAATGTATTAATCCTCCTATAATTTAATTGCCTGCTTATGGTGCAGGCTAACCGTTCGACCCTTGTTAAAATGGCGTTGAAATTACTTAACTTGATAGATATGTAGTGGAAGGGCAAGAACGCCCCAGTATCAACGAATTTTACCCTTAACTCTAGGCGTAAGCTTGACATCAAGAGTTATTATTGTTATTTTGAGAATAGGATGCTAAAGAAAATTAGAGATTCCCTACATCCCGACTTTCCGCACACATTTCCCCCCGACATCAACTCCGATGAGCCAGACTACCCACCACTAAAGGATTATTTTCTAAAAGGATTATTCCTTAAAGATAAGTGGTTCTGGATTGTCTTGGCTATAGTAGCCTTTTTAATCTTTGCCCTGCCTGAAATTTGGGGGTTTAGGGGGCCTCCCCCTCACTAAGAACATCTGTCAGTACCATAGGCTGGGGTTAAGCCTCGATATTTAACTAGAGCGT